CTTCTTTTACCGATTGACCAAAAAGATTAGAGGCAACAATAGGTCTGAATGAATCAACTCTCTCCGATGCTTTTGCAAAAAGAAGATCCTTGATCTTATCGCTGATTTGTGAAGGGGACTCATCAGTCGCAATCATATCCATAAGTTCGTCCATAAAAATAAAAAAGTTAATTTGTATTTATTTATATCTCACCACCCTTGGGAACTTCTACCGTCTTTGCTTGTGCTTCAACGTCTGGTTCCATTACCGGTTGCCCTAGATCCATTTCCGATGTTCCTGGATCCATTGGAGCGCCAGTTGCAGGATCAACCGGAGCATTAGGATCTGGAATGATACCCTCTTCAATTTCTTTATTAATGAGCATATCTTGCTCAACAATCTCTTGGTCAGTTTGACGAAGGATCTTACGTCTTACATAATCTTGAGAATAATATTTTCCAACATAAGGTTCCGCAGTGGCAACCAAATTCAATCTCTCAGTCATAAGTTCTGCTTCTTTTAACTCTGAGAAATGATTATCATATAAGAAGTCATATTGAATATGCTCTTCCATTTTTTCCCAATCTTCGGGAGTAATAATATTCTTGAGAATTAATTGGGTTTTCAGCATATCATTGAACATATTTGAGAACCTCATTCTCAAACGTCCAACAAACTTGGTGAATTTAAGTTCATCGCGGAGAATTTCCGATGAACGACCAAGATTAAAACCACCCTCTCCATCCATTCTAGTTGGAGGAACATTCAGAGAACGATATAGTTTCTTCTTGAAATATTCAATATCTGTAATCTCTCCAAGATTTTGTCCACCTGGAAGAGTAGTGATTTCAGTTCCTCTACCACCTTCACGACGAGGAAGCCAGAAATCCTCAAGCATACTCATATACTTTTTATCGTCACGGATTTCTCCAGTTCCTGCATCATATACAAGTTTGTTACGATAACGCATCATAACATCACGAAGATATTGCTCTGCCTTTACTTTTGGAAGATTGCCAACATCAATATAGAAAATTCTACGTTCTGGTGCCCTTGAGAGTCTGTAGATTACAAGAGAGTCTTCAATCATTCTCAGTTGATTGAGAGACTTGATTGCTTTGTTTAAGTATGAAAGGCAAATTCCCTTATTCCTATCAATCAATCCAGAAGTACAGTAAGTGATGGAGTCTCTTGAAATCTTAATTCCACCACTGCCTTGAGGAGTTGACGCTTGCCCCATTGCTCCCACTGGATAGCTTGCTTTTGGGCTATAAACAAAATACTCTTCAATCTCAGGAAACTGATAATCCATTGGATTTTCAATTCCATTTGCTGCAGTGACAGATCTTGGACTAATTGATCCTTTTTTCTTGCTCTTTTTTTCTTGCCTTACATACCTCATTTTGAGGGCATCAATATATCTCAGTTCTTGAATGCCTTCTTGAGGTTTTTTTAAATCGATAACTTTGTGGTAATAAAGACGTCCATCAACATACCAATTTCTATAAATTTCGTGACACTTTTTATTAAAATCTAAAAGTTCTAAGATATATTTAAATTCTTCTCTTATCTTTCTTTTGATACCATCACTTGCATTTAAGTTTGATAATTCAATTTCAATCGGAGAGTCGTTAGAATCCGATACAATTGCTTCATTAACAATATCTTCAATGGCACTATCCACTTCTGGATGCAGTGCCATTTCACGATATCTTTTAATTAGATCAAATTCGGTTCTATAAACACCTTCTATATCAATAACTGAACCAAAAAATCCAGAGGTTAGATAATGATCAACCCCGTCCTCATTGTTAGGAGGAACGGGGGAAAGTGTAGTTGGTGATAATGGTTCGTTATCTTCAATTGAAAAACCAAAAAGTTTTGCCATTATTAAAAGTTAAACTACGTTATATTCTATTTATTAACTTACTACGGTTCTAGTTTGATCTCCACCATCGCCAGCAGTCCAGTACTGAACTTGGAATTCAACTGTGTATTCTTCAATAGTATCCGAAGTATCATATGAAAGATCAATTGCAGAAACATTAGTTGGGAAGATATCCCAGAACTTATAAGTTCTGAGTGGAACTATTGCAGGTTCAGCACTTGCGTTTCCACCATTGTTGGTAGTACTAAATCTTCCCTTATCAGCACCTCTGCCTAACTGATAAACTTCAGCATTTCTCATATATGCATCTGGATTGGTTGCACCAGTATTATTGTCAAGTTTGCTCATTAAGTTCATCCAAGTTTCAAATGCAGTTCTTAAGATAAAGTCTTCATCGTTGATGATGGTAACTGTCCAAGTATCAAATGTTCTGTCTCCAGCAACTTTAAGAATTCTTCCTCTAAAAGGAATTTCAATAGGTGCCATATTTGACGCAGGCAGAGCAGCTGCTTTGCACATAAAATTAAATTCTCTATTATCCCAACCAGCTACTGCAAAGTTTGGAATACTTACTTCAAATAGATTGGGTCTTGCACCGCCGCCCTGAAGGGCGGCTTTAAATGCAGTGATGGTTTTTAAATTGGCCATTGTTGAGTCCTCCTTCTGTAATTAATTTTTAATAAATCAAACTCTTCCAGCAACTTCTTCAAAGCTTACTCCCGTTCGAGTAGCAATAAATGTAAGAGTTACGTAGTTAATTGATTTAGTTGGCTTCAGATAGATATCTGCTCTAAATTCATTATTATCAATTACATCTGGAGTGTTGTTGGTAGCATCGCAAATTACGAGGAAGTCATAAACACCTCTCTTTGCCTGAACGTCACGAAGATATGGTTCAACGATGTTTATAAAGTTTGCTCTAGTGAGTTCATCATTGAGTTCAAAGAGTTGTGCTTGAGCAGTTCTTTCAAGTGCTTGCTCAACAGTAAGGAACAGGCGGCGAACGTTGATACGATCAAACGCTGATGCATATCCGAGAGCAGTTTTATCTCCGAACAGAAGAACACCAAGTCCGGGTTGATTTACAATAGCATTTACTCTTAGAGGATAGAGTTGATCTCTTTGAGCCTTACTTGGATTATAAGCAAGTTTGATTGCATTATTTAAAATACCTCTTTGCTGTCCTGCAGGTGAGAACCAAGGGTAAGCAACGATAGATGTTCTAACCATCAATCCAGCAACATCTGGGTTGCAAGGAATGTAGCGGAACTTATTATTAAATCTATCGTAGGTATACTTGTATCCACTATCGAATACTGCATAAGAAGAAGATGGAAGTGATCCATTTACTCCGCTGAAGAATTCAATAATGTTATCAGTTTGCTGATCGGAATTTGTAAGATCAACAACTCCTTGACGATATGGGGAAATAACTGCAATACAATCTTTTCTTTGGTTTGCAATTGAAATTAGATATGAAGCCTTTGCCTGTGCTTCATAGATATCATTTCCTCCACTTGGACCTTGGATGAGATAATCTACCTGAATTTCATCTCTATTAGAGAATAATTCATAACCATTAATTACATCACCAACTTCGACCTCCATAGATCCGTCAGCACCGTAATCAGCACCACTCTCTAGGGTATAGAGTTTGTTTCCAAGTGCCGTAAATGTTCTATCTTGTGCTGGAGCATTCCACTTCTCATCTGTTAAGTCCAGAGCAGTCTCTGTTCCAGATTCAAAACCTGTTGCAACAACTAGAGATTCATTTCCTGATGGATTATCCCCACCATAAAGATAATTAGAATATTGTGCAAGATATGCTTTCCACCAAATCTTTTGAGGTGAATTGGTTGCACTAACAGCATCAGATGCCTTAGAAAGACCAACATGCTTCTCAATAAGATTTCCCTTAATTCCAGTAATCGTTCCTAGATCATCAAAGACTGCAATGTTAATACCATCATTTCTTCCATTACTCTGAAGAGTATATTGAGTTGTAACTGGTTTTGGAGCAATAGAACTCCAATACACCTTTCCACCATTTACCAGTTGAATATACTGTTCATTATACCAATCATCTACGTCAGCTACTGTTGTTGTGATACCTGCAACTGTAATAGAGTCTGATGCTTTAAATGAAGCAAGTCTGCTCTTTTGACCGTATTCGATTGCTGTTTCTGAATATCCAACTATAGAAGTTCTTTCAATAGTAGCAGATGCTCCTGAAGAAACAGTTGATGCGATTCCAGTGCCTAAGGTAATTGCAGTTGATGCAACACCAACGATACTAATTCTATTATTGGAACCTGATGTGAATAAATCACCGTTTTGAACACCTGAAGTTGAACTTAGGTATATGATTGTATCACCTAACGCAGCAGTTGCTGATGCGGTGGGTGAAAGGACTGTATTATATTGAGTTGTTCCTGGATCAACCAAATGGGTGATTTTAACATCAAGGTATGATGAAGTTGTATCTGTTCTAACTCCAGTGATAATTCCTCTTACTTCTCCATTGAAAACTGAAGTGGAACCCGCAGAAACTTTGACGTTGGTTACTGAAACGGAAATAGCATCTCCGATTGCCGCTGAAGTGACTCCCGGATCGTTGATCTTAAGGATCTGGTCTGCTTTATCATCGATAAAAGCAACAACTAATCCGTTTGCCCAAGTTCCTGGATTTTTTGCAGCAAAAATATACTCGGGATCATCATCCGCGATTTCTAATTCATACTGATCAAAGTTTTTGATCAATAAATCTGCAGTAGAACCAGTTCCAACAGTCAGTGCATTGGCATTTTTCAATGCATCGTTGCTTACTCTTACGACTTTAAGAACACCGCCGTATGAGAGGAAAGATGATGCACTCATCCAATACTCGTATTGGTTATTTGCATTGAGTGGCTTACCGAATACGTTGATAAGATCCTGTTCGGTAAAAATGTCAATTGGTTCTTCTACGGGTCCGATAGGGAAGGGGCCAGCAATCGCACCAATATTATCTAAAACATTATCAGCTCTTCCTACCGTTAAATCAACCTCCCTAATCAGAACGCCGGGAGATAATTGAGGAGTCGCCATTTAATTTTCTCCTAATCTCTGTAACTAAAAAATATTTATCAAAATCAAACTTTCCAAAGGGGAAACAGGACGTGAACTACCAGTCGGGATAAGAACCTTCATCTTTTGGTTGTTTTGGAAGTCTTTTACTCATCACTCTTTTGATTGTACATTCCTTACATTCATAAGAATATGAAGATGCTACTGAACCCCTATTCTTACGGGTTCTATAATATCCACCAATTAAATTTTTAATCTTCCCACAAGATCTACATCTCCTATCATTTAAAAATAAATGACCCAGTCTTATTTGTCCTTCAATATCGTCGTCTATATCCATTATCTGTAATCCCACATATATGCCATATCTCCATATTCATCCGTATGCCACCTATCACCACTACTATCAACAAAAGAAGACTCATCGCTAATGCCATCAACAATAAAACCAAAAGGTGACATATCCTGTTCTATTTGATTTTTTTGATCATCATATAATCTTTTTCTAACGTCTTGATCGGTGAGTTCTTTAAAATAATCTTGACAAACTAACCAAGCATAAATGACCAAACACATTGCTAAATCATCATTACACCCTTCTTCTGCTTCAAAAGAATTAGACTTTTGAATAAAGGTTGTCAATTCACTTATGATTTCATAGTCGTTAAATATTAACTTATCACCTTCAATAAGAGTCTTGAGGTTCATACATCCAACTTTTTTAACTCCCTTGGACATCTTTACTCCAAGTTGAGTTTTCTTTCCCGAAAATCCTTGACCAACAACTTGACCTGCTCTACCTCTCATAGAGCACATCAATACATTTTGATACTCTAAATCATAATTGAGGATAGAAGCTACTTGATCTCCAATGTCGTTGACTTCGCATAACACAAAGGCATTATTGTAATTCTTTGCGACTTCGTGTACAATACTGGGAAACAGCATTGGTTTAATTTCATTGTTCCTGTATTTTGCAACTACTTGGTGGGGATAGCTTGTAATATCAACCACCACAAATGCTGAATAGTCAATTCCGACTCCCCTAGCAACGTCAACTGTAATTACATAATCGTGTTCTTCTTGAACATCTTGATAAACATCTAATCCAGCATTCTTTCTTTTTGGACTATCATATGCCAAAGAACGCAACTTACTTGGAGCAATTAAAGTATCAACAGAACCTAAGAATTCGCACTCAAACTCAACTCGGAATTGTTGTTCAGAAGTGTTGGCAATCGTCTGTTCTTTCCATTTCTGGTCTCTTCCTGGAACCTCACTCCAATGAACATCGGTTGGAATATATTCATTCTTACCTCTTTCAGCATCGTGCCAAAGTTTATAAAAATGGTTCATTCCGTGAGGAGTTGAAACAATAATAACTTTGGTTGATTTACCAGAAGAAATTGTAGGATATACAGAACTAAAGAATTGGTCTGCAATATGATTTGGAATGAACGCAAATTCGTCCAAGAAGATGATATTATAAGAACCACCACGAACCGCTGAGGCGCTCGTAGATGCCGCAATAATCTTAGAACCATTCTCCAGTTCTAATGACCCCTTATTCCATATCAGAACACCTTGCTGCAACCACTTAGGAAGGTTTTCATATGCAGTTTGAAGTCTATCTAACAAATCCTTTGCGGTTGATGCCTTGTTTGCAAGAATTGCGATATTTACGTTGTCATTGAAAATTGCATAATGCAGAAGATATGATACAACAATCGTAGACTTACCAGACTGGCGAGGAAGCTTACATATATTAAAACGATTGTTATGAAATCGTTTAACCATCTTCTCCTGAAACGGATACATTTTAATTGGTTGTAATCCGTGGTCAAGAGTAACAATCTGAATATATTTTTTAGTAAAGTATAAGGGATCTTCCTGACACTTTGCAAATTCTAAAACTTGATCTTCAGTAAATTCAACAACGGTATTCGCTTTCTTAAGAAGCGGATTACCAAGATAATGATCAGCAGGCATAAATTATCTCACCATTTTACTTTATTTGCCCAATAAGCAGCAGACATTTTTCCTTTGGCAATATTCTTAGCGTGTCTGGTCTGGAACCTATGACGACGACTTGCGTATTCTTTAGACTCTCCTTTTTTCTTTGGAGAACCCTTGACTCCCAGTTGTCCGAAACGAATAAGTTTTTCTTTTCCACCTTCACACGCTTTTACAACGTGAGATTTTCCAGTTTCTCCTGAACCGTGTGCTTCTGCCTTGGGTTTATTACAAGGCATCTCAGACTTTTTTGCTTCCTTTATTTCAACCTCTTCTTTTTGGTCTTTTTTCTTTTTGGAAACATAAGTTCTTGGGTCAACAATACCTTTAACGAAGTTTTTTGGATAGTCTCTCATTCTTTTAGTATGCTTTGCTGCATATGAAGCGCCCCTTGCACCAAGAGCAAGTCCCGCTAAACCACTGATTATTCCAGCATCTTCATCGAGTTCAGTTTCTTCATCAAACTTCTTTCTTGCTGCAGCAGCCATATCTTTATATGCTTTTGTCTGCATCATTTCTTTACGTGCTTTTTCATTTTCCTCTGCACGCTTCTTCATATCAGTTTCTTCTCCAATAGTTTTATTTTGAAGAAGATAGTTCTTTGATTTACTATTCTGAACCTGAAGAATTGGTTGGTCTCCTCTTACACTTGTAACGTTAAATTGGAGAACTCTTGAACCTGGATATACCTTTTGAATTTCATCTTCCACATCCTTTCTTGAAGGCATCTTAACTTGTGGGAAGAACATTGTTAATGAATAAGTTTTTCCTTTCCAAGAAAGAATAACAGCAATCAGATTTCCAGTTTGTGCCTGAAGACGAGTAGTTGCTTCAGAAAGAGGATCTGCGGTAATCAAATCAACAAACTCAACATAATCATTTCCATCTGCATCTTGAATAGTTACAGACTCTTTGGGAACACAATTTGGAACTTCCTTTCCACCCTTTTTCTTTGTTCCTACCATTTGATATCCTTTCCAGCAAGGATCCTTACCTTTCATTCTCTTCTTTTCTTCACCAATAATCTTATCTACAAGGGGAGATCTTGACTCTTCCATTTCTCCACCTGCGACATAATCAGCAGCAGTATCAATATAATCTGCTGCCTTAGTGATTTTAGATTGAACCCACGCTTCTAAATTTCCCTCACCCTTTCCAATCTTCATCATCAGTTTCTGAACAGCATCATCAATTGTCTTCAGTTCAGAACGTGCCATTGAATATTCTTCGTCTTTCACAGAGACCTTGTCCCAAGCATTCTCTCCGTAACTACACTCAGATCTCTTCTCCCTCTTATCGCAGAGAGGGCAATATCTTGACTCTTCGTGTGCTTCTTTGAGTTTCTTTGCTGATTTTTCCATTTTAGAAAGTCTGGTATAATAGTCGGGAAATTCACCTAAATGCTGAAGGGCAATATCCTTTGCTAGATCTTTATCTTTTGTATGTTCGTGTTCAATAGGAACACCAATCTTGAGTTGCTTTTCAATATCAGATACACTAACCTTATGTTTCTTGGCAATCTGCTCAACTGTTTTATGTGATTTAATCTTTGCCATTATTGGTTAGTAGTCGTTAAAGTTATTTATTATTTAACGACCTCAAGTATCAAAGAAGAACATCTGCCATAATCTAGCGTTTTCCATTACGGTTCCAAAATACTCTGAGGCAGAGTGAATACAACTTGCATCAAAGATAACAAGACGATTATAGACGTTTCCTAGGACATCAACTGGTTCAAATGGAGTTCCATCTAAGTGACAGTCTCCTGGGATATCAACCCAAGCAGCATCCCATCCCTTATCATAATAAGTTCTTGCTCTGGTCTTTTTATGAGCATATAAAGTAGTTCCACATTGATATGGTGCTTCCGGGGTTAGATATAGCATTCCACCCCACTGCTGATTATCACAATGCCAAACCAAAGGTTCTCCCGACCAAGCAACTTGAAATCTGCCATTCATATCATATCCTTCCCATCCGGTAATTTTCTTACCCATTATTTCCTCAAATCTTTCTTTGAGACCTGGAAATAGATACTGTTCTGTCGTCCTCCTTCCAATAAATCCTCGCCCAATACCACCCTCAAAATAGTCTACATTTAAAGCAAACTTTCTAACTTCATCTGGATCCTGGTAAAAATTGTCAACAATCCAAGAAGTTCCTTTTGGTTTGTTAAAGATAGGAACGAATGAAGAAATCATACTATTTTCAATTACTATTTGATTTGATCTTTTATTTTGGTAAAAATATTCGTCAATTTTTATAACTTTATTCTCCGAATTTGATTTCATAATATCAAGTATATTTTCTTCAATTAAATTAGGGTGGGCCCACCAATCTTCAAATGAGGAAATACCATCAACTGATATGTCATTTACTACTAGGACATATCCTTTTTCTTTTAAAAATTTCCTAATCTTCTTTTTACACTGTCCATTTAAATCAATATAATCGTTGTGTTGGCAAGTAATTGTTGCAAATTTATAACTGTCAAATGGAATGTTAAGAAGGCATTCGTAAGTACCCTTTGATGGGATAACTTGGACCTGTAGATAATCGATTACATTTGGAAAATTATTTTCCTGCAAAATCTCAGTATAGTTAATTTCCAAGAAATTTTTACATATAGTTTTCGTATTAGGTCTAAGTTCTTTATATGAATTAGAAATTTCTTTGTTTGAGTGTATGGAGATTCCATCCCAATCAAAATTACTTTCTAAAAGAGCCGTATTATTCCCCTCAAAAGGTCTGTTTTCTCCAATCTCAAGAAATTTTCCATTTCTTTTTCCATCTAATAAGCTTAATACAAAAATATCTTGAAATGCTGTAGAGTGATTTGTAGAAATATTTTCAGATCCGTTAAATTCATATCTTAAATTTTTGTGTTCTTTTTGAGAATAGAATATTGAATTTTTGGGATTTATTTCCGGACATAGTTGTGAAATATTATTTTTGACTTTAATTTTAAAGTCATCATTCATAATATTCCAATATTCATCAGATAATTTCCAAAGTAACTTTCTACTTTCCTCTCCCTTTCCCCACCACCAAGATGCTACGGATTTTTCAAAAATAAGAGCATATTCTCCTGGATATTCTGGAATACCAATATCTTGAATTTCTGGAGAGTGGAACTTTAATCCAAGACCTGCATAATTATAACAATTTTGCCAATCTTGTTTTCTTTCATATAGGAATGATAAGAAGTAATATGCTTCTGGTCTTTCTGGAATTAAGTTTAAAGCATTTTCTAATAAGACTTTTTCTGTAGCGTCTCTAGAACCTTGACATCTATAACAAAAAGATGCTCTTAATAATGCTTTATATGCGAGAATATCGTCTTCAGTTCTTTCTGCTGCTCTTAGATAATAAGTATGCGCAGGAGCTGTATGTCCTTGTGCTTCATACCATTGCGCAAGAGCATAATTTTTTTCTCCATTTTCAGTATCTAATGAAAAATCAATTACTTCCTTCATTGATAAAATCCTCCACAAATGATTTAGAAATTTTTAAAATATACGCAGCATTATCTGAAGCGCCGAATGTAATAAGAAAACTATCTTTATATTCTGCCATTCCGCAGCAAAATTCTATCTTCATATTCAAAAATGAGAATGGTTTAGAAAATTTTTGATTTTTAAAGTTACTATCCCAACAAACAAATCGATGTCGATATGTCGCATCCTTTCTTCCTTGCTCAGAATTATATAAATCGGTTTCGTGAATTAAAGTTAAATACCCACCAGAATATTTAATTACTTGAGATCCACCCCTCATATCCTTTGGCATTGGGACATATGGACTAACTTCAAAAACTTCAGTTTGACTGCCGTCAATGTTAAATTTCATTAGGGCAGTTGGATTAGTCCATTTCATCAAATGAAATGGCATATCTTCAATAGGGGTACAATTTTTCATACAATATTCATCATCAGGTGGAGGACCAGGAATTCTATATCTTAAAACTTCCTTTGCTGTACCTTCATCAAATTCTAATTCTGAGAGTTCCATTCTCCCAGTTCCCTTTGTATCTAAATCTCTTCTTACTCCGCAAATATAAATTTTATTTTCCCAATTAATTAATCTACCATCTTCGAGACCAACAAAGTCCCACTGTGGTTCATAAGTGTCAAATTTTGAGGTATCTATTTTTGTATAATGTACCCTATCTAAATTTTCATCCAATTCTGCAATATAGTTTGCAGTCCTTAAATGCATATCATTTTCTGGATGAATATATGACAAAGGACCCCAAACGTGCTCAAACTTATTTAATTCTGAGTGGTATAGTGTATAATTTACATTTCTGATATTTACTAAGATCTTACCATTCACTACAAGAACTGAAGGGTTTGTGAGAGATGGTCCAGAAAGATCTTCGGAATCAATAAGAAGTGGTTTAATTAATCCACCATTTTCCAATGCAAGTTTAACGAAATTCATAAAAACATCGTGTATTTTAATTATTTATTCTACTCTGGTTTGGTTGGCCAAATAATATTATAAGGAAACCCCTGCTGTTGGGGGACATTTAAAAGATCTAATCGGTATTGCCTCCAAAGTTCTTTTTGTGGTTCAGTAAGACCTTCCCAACGAGGACCATTTAATCTGTCTACATTATGATCTAAAAGAATATTTCTCTTCATTCTTGCTTGCTCTATTAGATATTCTTCGGTTGGCTCTGGTTCTGGTGGAATTATCCAACCATTATTTACCACGTCCCAAGTCCATCCAATTTCACCATCGTGCTGTGGTGCTAATTCTATACCTTCTTTATATGGACTAAAAGAATCCAAAGACTCTAAAAGAATTACATTTTCAACAACTTTAGTTTCACTAGTTAAAATACAAGCTCTCATTATAGAAACTCCAATACTACTAAAACTCCTCCAGAAGCAGCACCTCCTGCTGCTCCAGTTAAACTATTTAGTGAAACTGCTCCAGCACCTCCGCAACCATAGTTTTGTGCATCTGCTGGAGAAGCATTTCCGGCAGCAATTAGTATTTTACTTATAGTATTTCCGTTCCAAAAACTTTTTCCACCCCCGCCACCATAAGATACAAGTCCGGATGTTGCCTGCATTCCCCACCCACGATCACCAGACCCTCCAACAAAATTTACTCCTGCGGACCCCGTAGGAGTTCCGCCTGCTCCCCCAGCAAAAGAACCTACAGCTGGAGTTGAAGATCCTAAAGCACCAGTCCCAGTTCCACCAGAACCTCCGGTTGCTGTTTGCACTGAACCTCCGACCGGAGTAAATGTTGTGTTTCCTCCTGCAGTTCCAGAAGTTCCATTAGTTGCAGAACCTACAGTTCCCGCACCTCCTATAGAGTAAGCAGCACCATTCAGTTCAGTATATGTACAATTCAACATTATTGTTCCACCAGCACCGCCACCACCTGCACCGGCAGATGCAAGGTCATCAGCATCATCAAGAGTATCGGCACCTCCTCCGCCGCCACCACCACCAGTAATAATAACTAGTCCATACCTAACAGAAGAAGAACTTGGAGTGAATGATGTCCCACTCGTAATTAATCTTACATTAATACTGGTTACAATTCCAGTAATTGAACCAGATACTGTTAAATTTCCTGCAACTGTTACTTCATTTAATTTTGCCATTGTTCATATCCTACTAGAAATAGTTAGGTCCCCCTGCAAAAAGTAAAAATAGAATAACTCCGTCTTCTCCCGGAGATCCTTCAGCGTTAGTAGTCGCAGTATTTAATGCCGCACCACCCCCTCCACCAGATCCGTAATTAGTGCCTGCAAGTAATGTTCCATCAGAAACTCCAGCAGCAACTAAAACACTTTCAAAGGAATTTCCTCCCAAAAAACTTTCACCACCCTTTCCTCCAACGGCAAGAAGTCCGCTAGTTGCTTGAGATCCATATCCATAAGAACCTCCTCCACCTTGAATACTTAATTGCCCATTAGATCCGGTTCCACCGGCACCACCGGTACGAACATCTACTGTACTAACTGCAGTTCCGGTTCCTGACCCGCCAGCGCCACCGTTTGCAGTAAGTGTTAGACCACCAGATCCAGATGCTGGAGTGAATGTAGTATTTCCACCGGCATTACCAGAACCTCCATCAGTCCCAGAAACTGTGCCTCCGCCACCAACACCATAAGTTGATCCATTTAGTTGTGCATAAGTATAATATCTAATTTGAGTTCCACCAGCACCACCTCCACCAGCTCCTGCTGATGCTGAAGTATCTGTTACATATGCATTTCCACCGGCACCGCCAGCACCAACAGCAATTACAATCCCACCAACAACGTCGGATGATACAGCAAATGAACCTGTGCTAAGAAATTTTCTAGCGGTAACAATTATATTACCGACATATCCACTTAAAAATCCACTTAAAATTAAATTTCCAGTGATTGTAGTATCGTAAAATTTTGCCATCTTAGTTTATAAACTCCACTATTAAAATACAACCCCCTTCACCAGTACCACCAGCAGCACCAGTTGTAGTATTGATAACACAAGCACCAGAACCTCCTGTTCCAAAAGCACCGTCAGAGGATGCTGCTGTGCTTCCATTAGTAATTCTCGCAGAATGTCTTCCCGCACCACCCCAAAAACTTGAACCACCCTTTCCTCCAACAGCAATGTTTCCACTTGTAGGTCTTACTCCAAATGCATCACCACCAGTAGAACCAGAAAAATTAATAGTTCCGTTAGAAGCAGCACCACCACCACCACCAGCATCAACAGCATCAGCAGTTAATAATGCAGTTCCAGTTCCACCAGTACCACCATTTGCGGTTAGAGTAGCGCCTGTTCCCGCTGGGTTAAATGTAGTAGTTCCACCAGTACCTCCACCACCACCTGAAGTTGAACCAGCAGTTCCTCCTCCACCAACACTATAAACTGCGTTCGCTCCTAATTCTGTTGCATTCAAAAATGCCATAGTAGTTCCACCAGCACCTCCACCGCCGCCGCCACCTGCACCGACAGATGCGTTAGTGTCAGCGCCACCGCCACCTCCGCCCCCTCCAGTACAAATTACAAAAACACCTCGCGTATTTGTAGTTGGAGTATAAGTTAAAGAAGTTCCTGATGTATAAACAACTAAATTTATTGTTTTAAGTCCTGTTGGAGCAACTCCACCGGCAAGTAAATTTCCCGCAACACTTAATAGACCATATATTGTGGATGAAAGTAATTGTGCCATTTATGTCTCCTTATACATCTCCAGTATTGGTAGATGGGTAAGACCTACCAGTACCCCAAATAATTCTTGCTGCACCTCTTTGTCCAGCACCACCGGTGCTACCAGGACCATCCGTTTTTCCTCCTCCACCACCACCATATTCTCCTCCAAGACCTGATGCAAATCCGCCACCAGCAGTTCCATTAGAACCTCCTCCACCACCTGTAGGGGTTGTTGAATTACCAGTACCGCCAGCTCCATCACCACCAGATCCTAAAATTCCAACCCCTCCTCCAGCACCTGCTCTATTAGTTGCTGATGTTCCACTATATCCACCACCGCCCCCAC